AGTTCTAACAGGTCCGTCAGCTGGTAATAATTCTTTATAAGCTTGAGCTTGGAATTGTGTTACAGCTTCCGCTAGCACGGGATGCGTGGCTCCGGAAGCTCCTTTGAATGGTTCTGTTCTTCTCTCGTATTTAAATCCTAATAAATCTAATCCGTCTGTGTATGATTTTTCCCAATCTTGTCTTGATGTTTTATATTGATCAAAGTCATCACATAGTTCTGATCCAATTGGACCTAATACTTTGTCTTCTAATAATTCAGCTAAGTTAGCAAAATGATCTGCTGGTTGTTGTGGTTGATTTGATTGTGGCTCTAAATTTATATCTGCACTACCATCTTCATTTTCAGTTACATCAACAGGACCACCTGTTTTTTGATCTATTATATTTTGTTCTACATCAGCTGCTGTAGGTTCAACAAGATCTTGATTAACGTTTGGTAATGATTTGTCTATAGTTGCCATTATTGTTTTTCTCCGAAGATATTACCTTAACCTTTTTATTAGGTATATTCAAGCCTTGTGGACATGGACCTCTTAAAGGAGGTACAGTGGTTGTTAACTTTTTAATCATTTTTTATCATTTCTTAATGCACTAATATGTCTACCTGTTAGTTTACTTTCTAAAGGAAGGGTATCACTTTTTGCATAATTAGGGTGAATGTTTTCTTTAGTTTTTCCTAAATAAGGATTTATTTTATCTTCATGAAAACTAAACTCAGCTGGAGTACTCATAATAATATCTGATTGTTTATCTATATGAGTCATAGGTGGTGTGTAGTGCATAGTAAAAATACCTTTTTTTGTTTTAAGATCTGGATTAGCTGCGTAAGGAGATTCTACATCTATTCTAATAGATCCATTAGGTTTAGTATAAGAATATACATCTTCATTTCCAATTTTTAATTTTTTAATAACTTCATTATGTAGTGAAGGTAATTTACCTGTCATGTTAATTCCTTCTTTATGAACTTTATTAACTAATTTAGGAAACCAATCAAACATATTATGAGTACGAGCGATTTTAATATGATCATCTATTACATGAAGAGGAGTTATTGTTTTTGTAAAGTTAGACATAACTTTTTTATAAGAATGGGTAGAAACTTTTCCACCATGAGCAAGTTGAGATCTATATAATTTTGGATCTAAATATTGCATTATTTTTTTGTCTGCGTTTTTTGTATCTACATTTTTTTGTAATTTTGAATCTTCATCAATAGTAGTTAATTTTAAAAATTTTCTTAAAATAGAATTTTTAGCAAGTTTATTGGTACTAAACTCTTTTCTTAATTTTTGTATATGTCTTGTATTATTTTTAACACTAGTTCTATGAGAACCTAAATGATGAGGGTGTAACAACTGTTTTAAAAAATCTTTATCGTACATATTAATAATATTTTTTATCATAATGAACCACTGGCTCATCTTGATAATCTTCTGGATGATCAATAAATCCTCCTTGACGAAATCTCATTAGAGCTTGCGTCGTAGAGTCTACCAAGTCATCATTCTCCCCATAAGGGAATGCTGCACATTCTTCTATTACTTCTTGAGCAAAGTCTTTGTGAGTGGGCGCCCATATGCAACCGCTCTCAAATAGAGGTGCAACACTGTTAACTCTGGTATGCTTATCATTTCCTTTGCTTGGTGTAAAGTTAACAACTGGTATACCCATCTTACGTAATTCATATGTTAAAGGTAAACCTGATGCTTTAGATTCAATCAATACTGTTTCAGGATTCCAATAAGAATATTGTTGATAGGCAACTCGTCTTAATTCTGGAAACTCTAATCGTTCTTTAACAGCGTCTAATAATATTAACTGTGGACCTGAATCTTCATTATGATGAAACACTCCCCAAGTAGTGATTGCTGAATAGTCAGAAGTTTCTTTTTTCATAAATGCAGTATCATAACTTTGAATGATATGTTCTAAAGGTGGTATGTAATCATATTCCCATTTACGCCACCATTCTCTTTTAATGATTGCACCTTCTTCCGAAGTTGGATTCTGCATCCATTGTGCATTCCATTTTTGTAATGAGATAGAAGTTTTAACACCTTCTAATTCTTCTAACTTCCAATACTCTGGCCAAATAGGTTTACCTGATGGAAGGATTGCTGGAAACTCTACAAGTTCCCATTTATCTCCTTTAGCATCTCCTTGATGTTGTAATAACATTCCAGTTAAATCTTTTGTATTCCATCTCGTCATAACAACCACAATCATTCCACCTGGTTGTAATCGCTGACGAGGTCCTGATGTATACCATTCATATGCACGTTCTAATGCATCCATACTCATAGCATCTTGTTCAGAATGTGGGTCGTCAATAATTAATAAATCGGCACCTCGTCCAGTAATAGCTCCGCCAACACCCGCTGCAAAGTATTCACCACCTTGTTCTGTTTCCCAGCGCCCCGCTGCTTGTGAATCTTCTCTTAGTTTTGTTTTAAATATTTTTTGATATTCTTGACTATCAATTAATGTTTTAGTTTTACGACCAAATCTTACAGCTAGTTCTCCTGTGTGAGTTGTTTGAATAATTTTCAAGTTAGGTCGTTGCCCAATCATCCATGCTGGCAGCAGGAACGAAGCGAACTCAGACTTTGTATGTCTTGGTGGCATATTAACAATAAGCCTTTTAATTTTACCTTTAGCCAAATCATTAAATTTTTTTGCAATTTTTTTATGATGATAGCCTTCAATAAATTCTGGCCAAACATGTTTAACAAAAGAAAGAAAATCTGAATGAGATGTTTCTTCTTTCTTTTTTTGTATAGATTGAATATATAGCTTTAAAGCATCTTTCCTAATATCAGGTGGTAAATTTCTCAGTTTCTCTATATCGATTTTCATAAAAAATTTTTATAAAATTTTTTGGCATCACTATTGGATGAAAAATATATTTTACGGGGTCAATTAACAAAAATCAAGTCTAAAACGAATTTTACAACGTTAAATGTCTAAATCAAGCCGTAAAGGTAATTTTTTTGGTAGTACCTACAAAAAGGGTGGTATATGTTAAGGAGGGTCAAAGTTATATTATAATCCTATGAGACCCCTCTCATGTAATCATTCACTATCTAATCTAATCAATAGTTATTGTTTTAATTTGAATTGATAAGCATCCTTATTGAAAGCATTCTTATTAAAAGCATTCCTAGTTCATGTAGTACCTAAGGAGGGGCGAGCCGGCGGCAACGCGCCAGCGTTGACCGGCGAGCCTTTAGCGAGCGCAACAGCGCGAGCGTATCGCGCTGCTCCAGCAGCGCCACGAGAAGCAAGAGACGCCGCGTTAGCGGCGCGCACAACCTATGCGAGTATGCCTGCGACATTATGTCGCACCTTATTGTATTGCATATAGATATAGGATAAGATAGGATATACATGTAACAGAAAGGAGAAACGAACCAGACTAGATTGCTGGATCAAGTCGCATGTCTCTAGATACGAGAGAGAAGCACACCCCCTGCGCCTCATGTAAATGTGGCAAGATTAAGGCAACGAGCCACTAGACGCTAGCGACTAGATGCAAGCAACCGGCAACGCCAGGCGCGTAGCTAGCAGCTAGAAGCGTGCAACTATAAAGTTAGAAAATATTTGTTGACTTATTAATTGTCCTATGTTTTAAGGGATATAGTTAACTAACACATGGAGAATAAATAATGATGACAAGAAAACATTACAAAGAAATAGCTAGCGTGATAGAAGCACATCTTACAGAGGGAAAAGAAAAAGATGTATTTATTTCTCGTCTGGCTGATATCTTTGAAAAAGATAACCCTAATTTTATTAGAGGTAAGTTTGTACATGCCTGCTATTGGACAGAAGCTAAATACAAAGAATATCTAGCAAATAAAAAAGTAGCTTAATTTTCCTTATTCTAGCCACTCGCTACAAGTATCGGGTGGCTAGCAACTTTTAAAATAATCAATAATAATTGGCCAACCGGTTATAAAGGGCGCGAGCTTGACGCCTCGAGCAGCGAGCTCCTGGACGCTAGAGCCTTTGTATAGGTATGGCTCTAGTAACTTGCTGCTAGAAGCTTTGTCGCTAAGTATTGAGAGAGGAGCAGCGAGAGGCTTTACTAAGATAAAAGTATTCTTTGGATGCAGTATATGAA